ATAACCTATGCCGCCCATATAAGGCAATATACCCTGTTGGAGATTATACCAATCTCTGTATGAGCTTGAGGCTTCCCACGAACCTGCCGCCACCACTTCTGACTTATATATCCCAGTAGTTCCGCCTTGTTGTTCTGATGCGCTCAATGTCCGACTTAAACTATTGATACTATTTGCATAATCATCTACCGCACCTGCTGCACCGCCGTACGCTTCTACACTATACTCGAGTAGGTCGTTTGTTCTGACTAATTCATCGCCAAACTCATCGAGGCCCATTGTTGCGAGTTCATCCGCGTATATTTTGTTTAGTTCTGCTTCTGTAGCCTGACCAAGTATCTCAACACCTTGTTTAGTTGTCTCATTCAGTATTCTTTCTTTTTCTTCTTGTGTTATGACCGCTACAGTTTTCTTTTCGTTTGTTCTGATAGATTTAGTCATTGCATCTATAGAAGTTTCCAATGTAGTAATAAATTCTTCTCTTTGTTCGATGTTCTTTTTGGTCCCGGCATACATTCTCTCTAATGCTTCTGACTCTGCGTCACTTAAAAAGACGCCATGTTCTAATCTGAAAGCAACTCCTGCGATTCTCGCACCAAGACTTTCAAAGCCATCCGCTAAAAATACTACACTTTTTGTAATCCCGAGCAGTGCCGTTGTCATACTGATAGCTAGTGTGTTAAAAGATCTTCTAAGGTTTTCGGTATCTTCTGCGCTCATAGACTTCATGATAACGCACCCCACTCGTTTGTGAGGTTACTTGTGGCCGTGGTGATCGTGTCTATAGCTTTAAAGTCTTCGAGTGTTTCGTTTAGAAGTCTTACAACATCGTTACTACTTTTCAGTTCTGCATTCGTAAGACCTAAGGATCCTAAGAAACGGCCTAAATCACTATTGGCCAACACAGTACCTGAGGCAAGACCATCAACACCTGCTAAGAGGCTATTAAACTCGATACCGGCAGCTCCAGCAGCTACTGATAATTTTTGTGTAATGTCTACAATATCCTGTGACGATGCACCAACATTCTTCATTGAGACATACATAGCTTTATATATCTGGTTTGTCTGATCTAATGTATGTGGTGTTTTAGCGTTGATCTTTTGAAGCTCTGCCATAACTACAGTCGCCTCTCTTGTCGCTGTGGTCATTCGTTCAGTGAGAGGAATACCCTTATCTTGTATCGCTAAGGATAAAGCATTAAGACCTGCTTCAGACTCTTCCATCTGTTTACTATATTCAAAACCACTTCTAATAACGGCAGTCATAGATTTTTGTAAGAGGTACAGACTACCAACAGCTAAGGCGGTTGCTGTAGCTATACCAGCAATGGATGATGAGGTTTTTTTATTCTGTTTATCTAAGGAGTTGGAGTTGTGTTCAAGGTTCTTAATACTTTTATCAAGATTTTTTACTTTTGACTCACCGGTAACTTCAATATTAATTTTTAATTTTGCCATACCGATAACTCCTTCATTAATGTATAGAATTATATCATATCAATGTATAAAGTTTAATCACCTTGTTTTTTCCTAACACCTACTATATAATTTTCAATACATCGCATCAAGATTGGAACATACTTCTTTTTACTCATATTGTTCCATTTAACATTATCTTTTAGGGATAGATAATTGAAACCAACTAATCCATGTTGTGTATATTCAAGTTGGGTTGTATTATAAATATGAATAATTAATCGAGACTCATGATCAGAGGGGATTGGTACTATCTTAGAATGAGGATCATTTAGTACATCATCTTTGTCGCGATCTTCAAACGAGCTTATACCTGTGCCTTCACCTAGTTGTTTGAAATATTCTAGGAGGCTTTTGGCTTTTTTACATTTCTTTCAATGATATCTTGTAATATGGTATCATAAACATTTTGGTAACCATGTTTCTCACCAGCTTCTAAGATCTTATCGAGATCATCACTTTCAATAGAAGTCTTTATACGATCTTTATGTAGTGTCTCAAGATCAGTAGTTTTGTCGAGATTAGATCTTTTTGTTTTAATTTCATCTTGTAACTTGAATATTTTATCTTGTATTTCGTCAACATCTTTCCAGAGTTTTCTACGAGTTTTTACAACCAATTTAGTTTCAAGTCTACCAATCTTATCTAAAATTTTTTGGATATTTTCATTTTCTTTTTTTAGAGGATCGAGGATTTTATCTTGTGCAGCTTTTTGTTTTGGAGTTAAATCATTCAAAATACCTACGTATAGGTCATCACCAACTTCTAATTCAAATTTACTGTTTTCTTTTTTAAAATTTAACTTTGCCATTTTTTGCCTTTATATAATGTTTGCCTTTTCAGTGTCAATCGAAGGTGGGAAAAGGCATTAACCCACCAAACCTTAGGCGAAGAAACCGTGTTTGATACTAAGATTAATATCACTACCGTTCGGACGTAATAGCCATGTAAACGATCTTTTAACTCTCGACTTATCAATAGAGTCAGTAAAGGCGTTTGCCTTACTCACGTCAGCCGTGATCTCAACAGATCTACCATTTATCAAGGATCCAGTTTGATTTGTACCAAGCTTGATAACAATAGCTTCAGCAGTCTCTGCATTCAGTTTAGTTATAGCATCAGCATAATCAGCAGAGTCAACGTAGAAATCTGCAGTCAACTTTATAACATAATCATTAATATTGAACTCCTTTACACCAAGAGCATAAAGTTCTTCAATATCTGCACCCATTACAATTGAGATCTTATCTGCAGCGACGGTTGATCCACCCGCAGTGATGATATCACCACAAGATACGATCAAGACTGGCTCACTGTCTAAAGTAACTGTAGGATTAGCTACATCGGTTGGTACACCACTGTTATCAAGGAAACCAGATAGATCAACATCTAGCATAGCACCTTTTCCAATTTCAAAATTGAAAGTCGCATCACCAACCACACTGTTTTCCATTGTAAATTTCTTACCATCGACAAAAGCTATACCAGAACCTCTAACAGGTGCCTGACTATTCGTATAGATTACTGTTTCGGCACCAGCACCACCAGCACTTGCTTCATCAAATCCGCATGTCTTTAACATTTCACCATATGAGGGAATAGTGTCTAAAGCTGTCGCAGCTACATTAGAGGATCTCATTTTATGTGAGACACTTTGAGTAAATGTAGCATGACAGGTATCTGTGAAACTATCCATTGTACCTAGCTTACCACTAATACGATTAAATTCCTCAACTGTTGGTGTTGGGTTGATAATGAATTCTTCAGTTACTTCGAAGAAATTAGCAGGGGTTGTCGGTAGTACTGCTCCATTTTTAATGAATAATACTGACTTTTTTGTATTTAAAAATGCCATTTTCTAATCCTTTCTATTTTAGTCTTTTGCAAAAAGCTATAAATGATTATATCATATAAAAGATTAATATAGTCTTTCTACTGTTAGGGTCATTGTCTCTATAGTTAGTGCTGTGCCTCCATCTGACGATCGTTGTCTAGCATCTATTACATCACCGGAAGCAAAAGTAGGGGTAGCTGACATAGCCGTGTCTCCACTAGCTCTATCTGATGCGATAATGCCAGACGGGTTACCATTAATAAACATTTGAAACTCAAAGTTTTTATTTGACCCATCAAATTTTGTAGTCCCTATAAATTGATATGTACCCCTTTCTGCTATTGTAATAGTATTCGCGTCCGTATCTATAGTGAGACCATTTACACCCAGTACGGCGTTAAAAGCCTCTATAACTCTAAATGTTGCATCTACAGTGTCTTCAGCTATTACATTCTGTATACACGCCATTGTTCCACAGTGTTTCCATTCGCTCATTTTTTTAACTGCCATATTTATCCTTTAAAAATCTTGTAAGATGTATGTATCATCTTCATCAACTAAGAAGTTGCCCTCTTCATCTGTTAGCCCGTAATTATTTATCAGATAATCTTCTGATGGTGAAACAAGCGACCATTGTCCGACACCGAAAGAACTTAAAATCTCGATGAAACCACTACCTATATTGTTTGGTGAACCGTCTTGACCTATACCAACATGCATATCGTTTAATTCTTTTCCGTTTAGGAAAGTCTTAACTGCATCAGCTAAGATTAAAACCTGATTGTGATTTTTAGCATAACAAAAGATCTTATATATACCACTATATAAGATCCGACCATTTGCAGTACCATCAAAACCATAACTCTCATTTTCAATAGGATAATATCCTACACTTATGAAACTGTCTAGAGTTGTTGGATCTGTTAACACTCCAGCAACTCTTGGCTCATCTTCACCTTGGTATTGAATACCAGTGGTTGTCCAATTGTCTTGAAAATAAGTATCTAAAGCTATTTTTATATCACTATTTGCCATTATGTTTTCACTTTATCTAATTCTCTTTGTAAGGTTCTATTAAATTTTTCTAACATAATATCACCACCATCTGGCCATTGTTCGGATCCATACCATTGTTTAGCAACCAAACGTCTACCGTCAAATAATATTGTAGCATAACTAACATCGTTGGTAATTTCCCAACTACCATCTAATCTCTTTTCTATCGACCAGGCTGCTCTGAATGAGCCGGTGTCTACAGGTGACTCTTTTAGAAATTTAGCGAACAGGTTCATCACCTCTTCTTCTACGACTCTTAGTTGCTTTGTGTGAAGGATTTTTAACTCTTCACTTGGTAACATTACACTCTACCTTGTATTGTATAGATGATCGTTTCATCTTGGAGGATCTTTTTATCTATATTTAAAAGGTTGTAAGTTTTACCATCAAAGACAAGATTATCTTTATAAGCTATTTCACTATCATAATAGATCATAAATTTTATATCTGTTATATGAATATCTGGGTTTTGTAATTCACGACTTGTATAGTTCTTAGGGAGAGCTTTGGTTATGATAGGTGTTGTTATATCAGAGCTTTCACCTGCTACGGGGTCATATTCGCCTTTTGTAATTATGTTTAAGGTAATCGATGAACCATACTCATTTATAGCTTCAATTATATCCTCGATGGCTTCTGTAGCATCACTCATAATCAGGACCTCTCAAATTTAAAGCTTGAAGATGTCGAAACACCATATTGAGATAATAATGAATTCACTATTGTTGGAAATGAATTATTACTTTTACCTGCTGAGAAATATTCAGTCTTTACAACATCAACAATTTCTTTAACTTTCACATTACCTTCTTTACCATTACTATCGGTCATCGTAATACCAACAGAGTTGTTTGCAAGATATGCACAAGCCAATTTGAGATCATCTTCAAGTGTAGCAGGTAAAGTGGTTACACTATTTTTAATAAGTATAGTTGATTGTCTTAGAAGTATCTCTTTATCACTATCAGCTAGTGCATCCCAAAGAGTGTGTTGAGCTGAGGGAATGTTCGCTGCGATTAGAGTCTCAGCATCTGCCAAGCTACAAAAAGAATCATATTCGTCAGTTGGATAAATTGTTAATGCCATGTATAATCCTTTATAGTTTTAGGTACACCATCTAAATAGAAGATGGTGCGGTAAAACTACAGATCGTCACTGATCTTAGCTTCAATAGCTATAAGAGTTTCTTTTTTATTAGTGTATGGTACATCAATAAAGATAGCAACTCGTCTTAGTGGCTCAGCGTTTAGTTCTGCAAGATTACCTTTAACAAGATCAAACTCTTCTTGCGTCATTGGTCCAGTGTTTTCTTTTGGTTCAGGATCTTTTCCAGATGTAGTGTCATTTAGATCACCTCCAGACTCTGGATCATCTTTTTTTGGCTCTGGATCAACTGGTACACCTTTCAAAGTGTAACCTTGATCCAACCATTCTTGAACATCAATTTGATGTCTGACTCCAAATTCTTTACCACTTTTAGGATGAACGACTACTGCCGCCATTCCTAAAAATACTGCCTTTTTCATAATTTACACCTTACTGATTTGTGCTGTATATGTAACTGCTGTCGCAGTAGTTCCTTCTTTTGTAGCCGTGACTCTAAAGAAGTCTGCATCTGCTACAAGATCGTTGATTTGTTCAGAAGTGAACCCAACTTGATATCTACCAGCAGTTGCAGGAAGTACCAAAGGATTGCCGACAGCTACATATGTGCCACCAACTGCATCAGATACTTCTAACTGTAGTGAATAGTAGTTTGCTCCATCAACTGTACCAGTTGTTACTGTAGTATCGATGACAGCTACATAAGCTGCTGAGCCAACTGCAAGACCTGGTAACTCAATACCAGTACATGAAGCTGTTGCACCAACGACCTCACCCTCTGCGATGAGACCTAATTCGTCAAATGTTTTTAAACGGTTTGCCATTTTATATCCTTTATATTAAGCTGTAACAGCTGCGTTTGTAATTGCTTTTAATCTAGCTGCCGACTGAGGAGCAAAGACACCGATACCATTGTACCATTCAACTCTTGTTCTAAGTGATGGCTTAGACTCAAGCTCACCAAGATCACGAACTGACATACCACCATTTTCAAGACCACTTACTTTACCTTCACCGAATGAAACGACGTAGATTGAAGTTGTAGAAGATGCTTCACTGAAGTCTAAGATTTGAGCGTTGTCATTATCTTTACCTACAAGTAAGATAGGTATATCGTTGTACTCAGTTATTTTTCTACCGAATTCATCTAGGGAGTACGAAATGTTACCTGCTACAGCTGCTGTTCTAGCTGCTACTGTTAATCTACGTCTCATTACTTTGCTCATAATGATGTGAGTTGGCTCTTCAACTTCATCAATAGCTTCGTCAAGTTTAGCAAGTGAAAGACCAGCTGTACCATTATCGATAAGAGCGTCACCAGTCAATCTTTTTTGTAGACCATCAAACTCTCTAATGTTAGTCTCAGAGTCACCTTTGATGAATGTTCTTGTCCATGCAAGAGCAAGTGCCTTGATCTTCATACCTTCTTGAGTAGTTCTTTGACCTGCACCCATTGTATCAACAATGAATTTATCAACATCTAGATCACCACCAGCAATAACCAATGACTCAGTTTGTGGATTGATAATACCAGTTGACTCAGTATATGAACCATTCACACCTCTAAAACCTACACCAGGTAGTGTTTCTTCAATGTTATATTTAAGTGCATTACCGTCGATCGACTCGAAAGGTAAAACTCTCAAGATATCACTTGTCTCTGCAAATTTTTCGATTACACCTTGTTTGTATACGTCACCCGATACAAGCTTCGCTGCTTCTAATAGCGTTACTGCCATAATACTTCCTTTATCTTATTGTCGTCCAGCTGCCATCTTCTGACTCGGACTTAATTTCTCTGTAGACTCTCCACCTTGACCAGGATTAGGATTACCACCAGAACCACTTTTTACATCAACTTTAAATAGTCCCGCATAGTTTGGATCAGCTTTTAATTGATCTATCTTATTTGGCATAGTTAAAGGAGTGTTATCTTTACCATAAATTGTTGTACCATCGGGCTTCTTATAAACGATCTTATCGTCTTCAAATGTAGCACCTTCACGAACCAGATCTGAAACAATACCATACATCGCTTTGTTAGCCACATTAGCACCTAAACCCGCATTCGCCAAAGCATTATCTAATGCCATTGACTGTAATTTGCCTTCATAACCAGATGTAAGACTTTTATTGTCATGTGTAGCCTTTTCTAATAACCCTTTCAGGTTCTCGATCTCAGCCAGTGACTTATCATCACCTTTACCACTTTTCAAAGCTTTGATAGCTTCCTTAATAGCTTCCTCATTAACAACCTCTAATCCAAGAAGGCTTTTAATGTCAGTACTTGATTGCTTATAACGATCACGAGTTTCTTTGACTTCACTAATCGTTCTCTCATGATCATTGATGGTTTGGACATTACTTGAAGTTGTACCTTCTAGTGTGTCGAGTAATTTTAGGGCCTCAGCATTGTCTCCGACGAACGCTCTTAATTTTTCAAACATTTAAATCTCCGATATTAAATTGTAAGATAATTATATCATATAATTATTGAAAATTAGATCATGATGTTAATTAAATGTATTTAATTGATAAATCAATCTTCCAATTTATCAATTGTAAATATTCTAACATCGGTTTTCTTATTACCTTCTAACCATCTGGCAGCAAGACGGTGATGACCATTAACCACATATAATTTATTTTTATATGAAACAATAGCTGGGGTGAGTCTTCCTATTGGATTGTCTAATTTGTCTAATACTACTTTGAGGAAAACCCTATCTTGAGTTAAAAATAAATTTTCAATATTGACAGCCTTCTCCACAAAATCTTCAAAATAATCTCCATGAAAAGTATTACTCACACTATATGCAAGTTCTATATCCGGTGGGTTTTTGAGGAATTTAGTTGTAGAAATCACGTTTTGTTTATCCATACCACTATAGAAGGAAAGTTCCTCAGCCTTATCTTTTGCATTCTGTAGACTAATTGTTTCTTTCGCTGTTGTTGATAGTACACCGGTAACTGCTTCAAGTGCCATAGCTTTACCAACTACATCAGGTAATCCCCCAATCTTATATGATCCGGTTTGATATGCTTCAAATTTCCTTTTGCCAAGTACAGATTTTTGAAATGATCCACTTTGTCTTGAGAACCAGACACTATATGTTTCATCTGGAACTTGACCAAACTGAGAAGCTCTTACAGTTGTATCAGATGATTTGGTTGTTGGAGCAAAAATAGATCGGCAATGAAAGTGTGTATTTATATCTTTTTGTATAGCTTCTATATCTGGTGGATAATTCCTACCATCATGGTTCCTACAATACTCAGAAGTACGTCCATCAAGTGTAGCGACATATTGATAACCGGTTATTACACCACTTTTCTCCATATGTTTATATGAAGCGTGCCTAGTAGTTGCTCTAGCCTCTGTAATAGTGGTAAATATGGCATTCTTAAGTTGACCTCTACTTAGCGACGAGTTTTTGGTTATAAGCTCGTTAATGAGTTTTTGAGAGGTTTTTCCCTGAGCTACACCTGATCCGATTAATACTTGAAGTTGTCTAGCGTGATTATCAGATGTTGTTTTAAATAGTCTCTTGGCCTCATAACCTTGTACCATGAAAGTATTAGAGGTTATAGCATTGATTGTTTTAACTGGTACACTAACAAAGCTTTTGAGTAGCATATTCTTAGCAGTTACTTCTGCTATATTTGGTAACTCTTTTTGTAATGTTGAAAGTGTACCAGCAAAGGCTGCAGTGATCTCCTGATCTATAACCTTTTTAACTGCAACGAGTCTACGCCTCGACCAGGTATCACCTTTGATAGATAAGATCTTTGTAACGATCTCTTGCTGTGCCAATTTTAAGGCCTTTATAGTATCAGTATATGCATCAGACTTAAAAAGCTCAAATAAGGTGCTCTCTTGTAAGTTACGATCATATATTGATGCCATAATTAGTCTACCACATTAGTATCTTGCAGTCTTGCCTTTTCAGCGATCATTTCATTCTCGTCCATCTTTTTAAAATATTCACCAGCTACAAGATACTCAATTAACTTATCATATGAGATAATACCAAGAGTGTAATCTTCACGGTATGACTTAACCATTTCAGGTGTTAAGATCGAACTATCAAAGTCTTTGTTTACTTCAATTTTATTTTCACCATATGAGCCATCAACCTTATAAGTATCTAATAACTCTAAAGCATCATTAATACCTTCTTCGAGCTGAGTGGCATAATCAGTCGCCTTACTCTCATTGGTCATACTTTCTTTGTTGACCTGTGTTGCTGTCTTATTGGTCTGTTCTTGTACGAAAGAAACAGAGATACGGTTCATTTGTTCCTCGTGATATAAGATCCGATCCTTAAGCATTTCATAATTCGTACCAGCCATCTCAACCCATCTAACATCTGATACAGACTTATCTTTAAATCTTAAACCGTTATTGATACCAAGAGTTTTAGGCACTGCACCATCATCAAGATCACCAAAGACGGAAAGGAAAGGTGCTCCACCAACACGAGTATAGTTACTTACTTCACTATCTCTGTTCATGTGTGTTATATTCATTTTTGCAAGATCATATAATGGTGGGATATCATCTTCACCAATTTTGACTATAGGTATAGAGGTTAAACCTGTTGGGATAGTGAGGAAAGGCTCATCGTCTCGCCAGATCTCAATAGTACCGTCGTCGTTCCAGATCTTTATTTGTGGTTTAGATATTCTACTATAATCTGTTTCAACTTCATAAGTGTCTTGTATAACGATCTGAGTATATTGACCAAGATCATTCTTTTTCCAACTCAATAAGTTTTTACGAGTAATGTTGATCAGATAAGGTCTTAATCCTAAATCGTTTTGTTGTGCTTTGTTCACAACCTCTTCTTCGTTGAATAAAGAACTATCGACCAAAACAAAAGTAAAGCCATCACGAATTCTATTAACTAAAACTCTTTTACTAAATGTATTCAGATTACTCGAGAGATCTATTTTATCAACATACTTTTTAACATCGTTGTTTGTAATACCCGACTCATCAAGTGGCTTTCTAAAAATGATGTTCTTTATATCTTCAACAGTACGAAAGACAAAGTTATCAAGAGTAGCAATATCCTGCCTGTCAGAATGATCAGTTGTTTCCTCTTGACTATACTTCTGTATGTATTGTTTTGCACTATCTACACCATCATAAATGTTCGAAACTCTTGCAACCTGATTTTCATGTTCAAGGTATGATGGATGTTTAAAATCTTTAATTTTATCTGACATACTGGATCCTATATATTGACGTGTTTATAATTATATCACAAAATTGTATAATATTTAATCATGTTTGTTTCTTATTATAACTGTGAATAGATGCTTTAATGATACCAAACTTACGATTAATAAAATAACCACAGGCATCGTTGCTGTCATCTACTGTATTAGCTCCATTGAACTTCTCAGGCTCACCATTGTCAGCATAAGCCTGTTGTTCAAGAGCATGTACACTATCTGGACAGTTGTTAGTGTTTATGAAATAGTGATCTCTATAAAACATAGTGTTGACTGAATTGACACGATCTTGTACGAATGGATTTTTATTTGGTGCATCGATCTTATAGCCTGCATCAATTAGTATTTGAATATCAGACTTATTTGAATTAGTTTTAGAAGCATTACCAGAAGCATCGGGATAGATTATGATCGTATGATCTTCATATCTTTCTTGTAAGTGTGTAACAATGTTATGTGTATCGTATACAGTATATTCATCAATTAACTTAGGTACACCTTCATCTATAACATGCACTCTACCACAACAGCCACCAATGTTGAAGTCTTGACCAATATGAAGAACGTCATTAGATTTGATCTCTCTATCAGTATGATGTTTGTCTCGATCGAAATATGAGTATATGGTACCGCTTGTAAGGTTAACAAAATCACCATTAACATAAGCCTGGAACAACTCGGGAGTATATTCTGCTTTCATTGTCTCAATGAAGTCTTCTGGTAGGTTCTCCATATTAGAGTATGTGCTTGCTTTAATAAGTAGATCTGTCTTGGTATTAAAATTCTTTTTAAATCGCTTATAGAACCATTTAAAACCTTCTGGTGTACCAACTACATCGATATGGTTGATCCAGCACCACATCTTCTTTTTCTTATGCCAATAGGTACCTTCAAGTTTCTCATCTAACTCATCAAGAAATTCAATATCAGCAAGGATCTCCTTATCAGTGATCTCAACAACTAACCTATTACGACCTAAGATCTTCTTAAAAGCCTTATCCATAATGTGTTCACGAAGTATATCCGTTTCATCGATTAGTGTATAACCAACCTGGTAACCAACAATAGACTCTGGCTCTGACATGTTTCTGAAGATTGTAGATCCAAGCTTTGTTCCATTTTCATCAAATAATATGAACTCTTTATCTGTTTTATTTAATTTGTATTTATAGCCAAGTATATCAGCAACTGTAGGAAAGACGTCAAAAGCAATATCTCTAATATCACCATATGTTGGTAGATAGTAAGCTGTTTTAAATATACCATTATTGATGATCTTGTTGAGAGATTTAAGAGCACCGATGAAAGACTTACCAGAACCAAAACCAGCAACAAAGCCAGTATGTTTCTTTGTTGAGGTCAAGAAGTCAAACTGTGGATCACTTAATTCTATGATCTCTTCATCTGCATCTATCATTTCTTCCTGTCACTGCGACGAGCTATGGTAACTCTTTTATTTTGAGCCTTTGGACCAGGTGTTGCATCTTTACCTTCAAACATAGCAAAATGTTTTCCTAAAAGTTCTAAAGTCTTTACTTTATCATGAGCTTTAAATTGAGGAATATCGATAGTTTCTTTATCTTCACCACTACCAATAGTGATTGTTTTAATATTGTAAGAAGAGATCGCTGCACGCACATGAGGCTCTAATTCATGCAGATACTTTACAGAACCATTTCTATTATAAAAATCATCTACAGTAACAAAAGCTATCTTTGCAAGCTCATTTAAGACGTTTTCAGCCGTAGCTTCAATCTTTTTGGTCCTTTCTTCCATCTTTCCATCAATATAGGCCTTGACATTGGCATCTTTTAACAGTCTTGAAGCCTGTGAAGCTGCTGTCTTTTTGCTATAACCAGCTCTACCTGCTGCCTGTTCACCATTAAAATCAATAAGATATTCAGTAGCAAAAAGAAGTTTTCTAGGGGTTAAGTTATGTTCTTCTGGCATGAAACTCCTTTCTTTTTATATAATTATAGCGTATTTGTTAACGATTTGTCACACTCAATAGGATCATTATTATCATTTACCACCATAACAATCGTACTCACCTCATCATCAGGATCAATAGACTCTATCATAAGAAAACCAATATCCTCATGGCAATAGTATCTGATATCAGTACCATACTCATCAATAAAGGCTATATACGCTCTTGTTGCGTCATCTTCAATCTTACACCCTGTTAAAACAAACAAAAGGCTTATAAGTAGCAGTAGCGATCTCATGGTAACTCCAGCAAAGGTTGTTTTAGTTTGATCCTTTTAAGTCTATCCTTCTCAATAGCATCAAGTTTCTTCTTAACAAACTCTCTTGCCCAAGGTTCAACCTCATAACCTCTAACACCTATAGCGATCATCATCGTATTATGACTACACTTATATTCTACAGACAATGTACGAATATCCTTACCGCTTTCATAAGCCTTATCCAATTCAGTACCGTGCTTAGCAACAAGATCTAATACTCGTACCGGCTTCTTTTTATTACTCATCAGTAACTCCTTTTTATTTATATTATCAACATCAGCATCAAAAACTCATTAACTGGCAATTTAAAATACTACTATATCACACGCACAAACACTCTCGCAGCAAGGCAAATTATCATTCTGCAATCTTGATATTAGTTTAAGTCTTAGACCCACTAACCATGGGGGAGGGATGTTTATCTATATATAAGAAAGAGCTAATATAGCTAATATCTCTGTATATTTATATTGCATACGTGTCCGTACATATACGCGTACGATGCGAGGGCGCATAATGCGTGCACATATGTGGGCATGTACATGTCTGTACTATAGATAAAACATCCCTCCCCCATGGTTAGTGGGTCTATATTTCTCTTGATATTAGTTTGATATTTCTCTTAATGTTAATCTAATGCTAGATAGTGTATTATCCTTTTAACAAAGTTTTTACCAGGTGACCAAGCCTACTTGCTAGACTGAGAGATTTGTTTCTCCTTTGACCTCAGTTTGGCTCGATCATCTGGTAAGGACTTTTAAGAAGTAGGTTTGGTCACCTTGCTTCTGATCCTTAAATTTCTAGACCTTAAGGACTAATATGGACAAAGATATTTATAGTAAATATTACAAATTAGGTTTTCAGCTTATTGAGTTAGGTAAGGATAAGAAGCCTAAGAAGATGAGAACCAAAAGAGATGGTGGCTGCAGTAAAGCTTTTTCACCTTATGATAAAGATCGTTTCTATGCGATAGTGCCACCAGATAACATTATGATAATTGATGTTGATGTAAAAAAAGGTAAAAAAGGTCTTGAGTCGCTTGCTAAACTAGAAGCTGACTTTATGATGGATCTTAAACCTAATGTAATAACTGGCTCTGGCGGACTTCATATTTATGTTACCTGCCACGATCCTATAAAAATGATACAAAAAGAATATCCTGATATAGATTTTATTTCTCATAAAGCAAACGATAAATTATGTACACCTTATGCAGTTGCTGGTGGTCAGACGATAACCTTTGAAGAAAAGGCCTACAAATATGAGCTTTTAAGCCTTGATATCACTGAGGCCATCGATATATCTGAACTACTGATTGTGGATGTGTTAACAGCTGATATAGAGGACAATACAATCACTTTAGATGATTTATATGAGAAGAAAACTATAGAAGATGTAGAATTACTATTAAAATGGCTTCCAGCAGATGATTATCATGATTGGATGGCAAACGCTTCTGCTATAAAAAGAGAATTAGGAAATACTGAAAAAGCTTTTAACTTATTTGATACGTGGAGTCAGACTGCTGACAATTATGTTGATCGAGATGCTTGTTTGAAAAAATGGAAAGAAGTAGGTGAATATCAAGGCACACCCCGTACAATGGCGACTTTATATATGCACGCTGTAGAAAATAAGATTGAGAAGCTTTTAGATCTTATCAACCAGATTGACCATAACGATGATTTTGAAGATCTTTTTAATCAGACACAATGGGTACAATATCCAAAAATACCTCAACATAACATACTTAATGAGGTTATAAAATCCACCCAGGCAAGAACAAAAGAACTTGATGGTGATCCAATTAGTTATAACACAGCACAGAAACTTACCAAACCACTATATGGTCGAGACCATGTTGATGAAGAAACTATACAAGCCGAGATCGTTGAAGACGATAATCCTTTTGATGATTTTGTCAGAGTGGCCTCGTTTACTCGTTGTCCGTTTTTTCAGATCAGTACCGGTGGCAGATACGATATAGACACTGTTGGTATGGTACTTAGAAAACCTCTTGCGAAACTATCACAGAAACTAGGTCTTAAAAAATCCATGACTATCCAGCATGCTTTCGGTAACGGCATTATACCAATGGCTATTTCTCATGAATATAATCCTACAACCAATAAGAGAGTTTTTAAAAGTGATACAGGCCAACAGGTTCTTAATCTATTTAATCCAAAGACAGTACCTCAACCAAGTGAGATCACAAATCAAGGTAAAAAACTGATTAATAAATTCGTTAAACACATTAGTCTGTTGACCAGTGATAAAGAAGCACTTATACTTTTAGACTGGATGGCCTATGCGGCTCAAAATCCTGGTAAGAAGATCTTATGGGTACCACTTATACAATCAGTTGAGGGTGTAGGTAAATCACTTATAGGTAACCTGTTGATCAACCACGTCTTTGGTCCACAGAATGCGGGAGTTGTTGACTCGGTCATCATTGCTGAAAAGAACAACTCTTGGGCATCATCTAAAATGCTTAGAGTGTTGGAAGAGATCAAGTTGTCTGGTCATAACCGTTATGAAGTCTTGAACCAGTTGAAACCATTGATAACAAATCCAACTATAACACGAGTGGAGAAATTTGAGATCTCATCTGAAGTTCGTAATACTTGTAACTTCCTGGCATTTACCAACTATAAAGACGCATTACCTATAGACGAGCATGATCGTAGATGGTGGTTAGTCTTCTCACCAATTACATCTCTTAACCATCTAGAGGAAGTCGTTGGTAAAAACCGTCAAGAATATTTTAGCCCTTTACATCTTCTGGCACAAGAAAATTCACCATATGGAACTGAATTCAAAACCTTTCTACTTGATCGTGATACCTCTGATTTTAATCCAAATTTCCCACCAGAGTCTAAACATAAAGAAGAATTAGCTGAGATCGAGCGTGGTAAGATCTTTGGTATTGATGAAGTACAAGACCTTATTACCTTTGTTTATAATGATGATCTACCAAGAGTAATAAACATGAAGCTGATCAGAGAAGCTGCTGACCTTGCTATTGATGCGAACGGTAAAAGAATTACACCTCGTGGTGTTGGGCCAAAAGAGATTAGAACGGTACTTAAAAAACTTGGTTACAAGACTATAAACAAAAGAGATTTTGGCGATGCTGATTGGAAAGGTATGAGTCCTTTCTGGTACCACACCAAGACAGCTACAGTACCAGAAGCAGTTGATATCTGGAAAGAAAATCATACTGTTGATTTCATTAGTCATCAGTTTGATATCATAGATGAGGATGAATTATGATGAAAGAACAATACAAAGAAACTAAGGACGTGATAGATGATAGTGTTATCGCGGCTAAACATTTCTTTGAATTTTATAGACAAAGGATATTGTGATGACGAGGGAAGATGCGATAGATATAACTAAATTTATGGACTGTATTTTTGATGAGGACTCTGACGATTTAA